TACAATTCCGTTATCATCGTAGTAAACATAAACGTAGGGGGCGAACATACGTGCGTAGTTATCGTTCTTTTCTTTGTGGTTTGCCTTTGCTCTGTTTTGATAAGCTGTATTCATCATCTTGTATGAGATAGGTTTTATCTGTATCCCTAACATAATGTAGTCATCTTTTATAACCTCAGCATCTATGCAATAGGTGTGGTCTTTCTCAAAGTCTGTTTTAACTATATCTATGTTTGTAAACTCTGCTTTGAGTTCGTTTATTATGCTTAGTTCTTGTTGGTATCCGTTCCAAGTCTGTCCTATCACACGATAGAAAACATATTGCTTTACTTCCTCTAATGGTATCCATTGATTCTTTAGATGTATCCTTTGGCTTACATAAGATAATTGTTTGTACCCTACTGAGCATTTATACGAGTGTTCCCAATCTTTATGCGTTTTACTTTCGTAGTGTTTGTGAAAGTCGCTAATGAGCTTCATACACTTACCTACATACTTTGTCTGAAAGAAATGATTGACACTCTTGTCTTTGTTTAGCTTTCGGTACAGCTCATCGTTTAATGGTTGCTTATACTTATAAGGCATATATCTTGTTTATTTGGTATATCCATTCCTTAATACGCTTAGGCGAACAGGTGCAAGGCTCGTAGTATTTATGAGCATATAGGTCAGCGTGTAATTCGCATATCAGTTTATAATGCTCTTCAGTCATGTTACCACTTAAAAGCGTAGAGTAGGGCTTCCACCTTTGTCTTTGCTCATCGGTCATCTGTCCTTTTGGCATCCTAAAATTTTATGTTATTCCACTTGTTTCTGCGCTCATCACAGCCACAATCTCTACCCCTAAGTTTGGATATCTTCTTTACTATATAACGTATTCCTGTGTATTTTGTGAAGTAAAATACTAAATCCCCTAATCCCATTCTATATTATTTTTGATTAAATCCTTAACTCTTTTGTATGTAAAGTACAGAGAATAATAAGATATGTTTGTCTTACGTGCCAACTCTGCAATAGGCATACCATCGCTAATTATCTCAAACACAGTCCTATCATACCAAAAGGTTTTGTCAAGCAGATTATCCATTTGCTTCATAGCACCACAAACATCTATATCTTTTGATTCCCCCTGCTCGTCTAAATAGTCAGCAAGATTATCAATGTTAGTTTTTATGATTTTTTTCTCTTTTCGGTGCAGGTCAATAAATAAAGCCCTAAGAGTTCGGTAAACATACATATGGTTTATATCGTCGCCATACGTTATATCTACACCCTTAGTAATGTAGGTGTGGATACGTAGATACGCTTCTTGGACTATATCTTCTGCTATGGATTCTTTGCACCCAAAGGATAACACGATTCTGACCCAATCATCGTGCTTCTCTGCAATCTTCTCAAGTGTTGTTTTCAAAATAATCTTTGTTGTGCTTTATGGTTTTCAATTCGTTTAATTGCTTTATTGTAATACTCAGCATCAAGTTCACAAGCAGTAAGGTCAAACCCTAAGTTATTACAAGCAATAGCAATAGAACCTGAACCCAAGTGAGTGTCAAGTATCTTATCGCCCTCTTTAGCATAATTCATTAAAATCCATTCGTATAAAGCTATTGGTTTTTGAGTTGGGTGTATTTTTTTAGTAATTCCGCCTGAAAAGTGATGCCACCTAAACATTCTCGTAGTGCCTTTGATGTTTTGCCAAGCAAGTTCAGCATCAGCCATTGGGTTAGTGCCATTCATTTTATCCCACACTATAAATCCATCTGTCTTACCTAAAAAGTCTAAAAAATAATTTCCGCCCCATATAATTTGATTTTTTGACACTCTTTTTAATTCTATAAAGAATTCTGATGGTGGTATTTTGTCATCCCAAGATTCAACTTTGTTGTCAGCCATTTTTCTCAATGTACCCATTTTACCTTTATAACCACCTTTTACCAATCTATCACCCAAACCATAAGGGGGGTCAACGATTGCTAACTCAAAATACCCATCAGGATATCTTGCCATTAGTTCCATATTATCTTCGCAAGTGATTTTCAAAATGGTAAATCTGTTTGTTCTTTGGTGTTGTAAGTTACTAAATTTTTTCCATCTATTTCAAAACCTACGTTATTAAGGATACTTCTAAACTTTACAGGGTCATCTATTGGCGTAGGTTTGTATCCTAATTCCTGATTCTTAACTTTAGCTGAATATAGGTTTGAGTATATCCAATCCGTTTCGTGATAGATATATCTATGTACAATTAAAAAATCATCAGCTCTATTCATACTCATACCCCCCATCTCGCTATCAGATGCCATAGGTGGTATAGGTTGATTAGCGTAGTAATGCCCCTGAGGGTGTTTTTTTCTTAGTGCTTCTGTAACAGCGTGAACACATATCCACGTAGTAATGTTATGCTGTTTGCAGAAGATTCGTATATCGGTTAGACTTTCATAGCTGTACTCATAGCTGTTTGAGTTTTTAGGGATATTCTTTTTTAAGCTATTAAGAGGGTCAATTAAAAACCCTTGATAGTCCCATGCTTTTTTAATAGCAGTTGCAAGTTCTAAAAGGTCTTTGTATGTATAGGCTTTCTCAGTATCTACAAACTTAAAATGATTATATACCCAATCGTATTGCTTTTCAAAGTCCTCTTTCTCTATTTGGTTTATTGGTTTGCCCTCTGCAAATTCTATGAGCTTTCTAATTAGCGCATAAGGTTCGTTCTCACTACTAAACACAAGCCATCTTACATTGTGCTTTAGTGAGTACAGAAACATTAAATAAAATACTAAGTGTGTTTTACCTGTGTTAGCGTGTCCTAAAATAAAGTTGAGATTCCCATATACAAGTCTAAAGTGGTTGTCTAATCTATCAACCCCTAAGCGTAAACCCTCGTTTACTTTTCCTGCTCGTATATCATTAAGTTTTTTAAGATGTTTGTCAAAGTTTATCAGCATTTGGTAAAGTTATATAAAAAAGTCAAAAAAAAAGGGGGTGGTTAGCCCCCTATTGGTTAAAATGGTAAATCTGCTCTATCAGGTGCGTGTTCTTTAGCTTCGACACCCTCTGCTTGTTTGTGGATTTTCCATGCTTGTATTGTGTTAAATACTTTGACTTCCCCCTGTGGGTTAGTCCACTCACGACCTCTAAGGTTATACTGAACCTCTACATGGTCGCCCTCTTTATATATATCTAATGCTGTACATTTATCATTAGTAAATAAAACACTTAATATCTGAGGATATTGCTCTTTAGTGTTTAACACAAGTTCTCTAAATTGAAAATTCCCTTTTGTAGTAGTTTCGCCTACTCGTTTGACAGTTCCTGTTATACTACCCATTGTTCACAAAGTTTATTAATAATTGCGCATCTGCTATTACTGTTTGTATATCTGCGTTTGGTCTTGATGCGTGAAAGTCAGCAGCAGCTTTTACCATGCTTTGTCTAATTATTTGTTGGTCTTTACTTTGACCTGTTTGCATGGGTTTATTATAGATGAGCTTCGCTGTGTTGTATTGCTCATTCGTTATTTCAAAGTCGATAGTTTCGCCTACCTGCTTTTTAAAATCGCCTTTGGCTAAAAACTGATAGTTGTTACCATTTGCGAGATACACCTGATACTTATTAAAAGTACCTGATGCGTTTGTATATGTACCTTTCGGCTCTATTTGAGTGATTTTACTCTGCATAATATAATTCTAATTGTTGTTCTAAAATTTCTATATGAGCTTCTAACTCTTCTATTCTATTGCTCATACTTTCTATTCGTGCCTTATCAAAGTCCCTCATGAGTTCCACTATGTAAATTATATTTTTTTATTGAATCCTCTAAGAAGTATCGTTTATCCTCTTCTGCTTTGAACATATCGAGTACATCGTACAAGTTATTCAAAGTTTCCTGTGAGGTAACAACCTGATTTGACAAAGCAAAAGTAACAGCGTAGAGTATTGCATCTTGCTGTTCGGTATTTAAATCAAATTTCATAATAAAAGTTTTAATGTTGGTGTAAATATATAAATTATTTTTAAATAAAAAAAAGAGGGG